CAATGGTTCTATAATCACGAACGACCGAATATGGCACTGAATGGCTTCACACCAATGCAGCATATTCAGCGCTTATCTGATTCTACTTATCTGCCCGGTTAAAAATGGGGGGATTACCGAGCTACCACGGCAACCTGTACCTTGATGAATATTTCTGGATACCGAAATTCCAGGAGCTGCGAAAAGTCGCCTCCGGTATGGCGCTGCACAAAAAGTGGCGGCAAACCTATTTTTCCACCCCGTCCAGCCTGACGCACAGCGCCTATCCCTTCTGGTCTGGCGCGCTGTATAACCGTGGTCGCTCAAAAACGGACCGTGTGGATATCGACCTGACCCACTCGGCGCTGGCGGCTGGCCTGCTTTGTGATGATGGTCAGTTCCGGCAGATTGTGACGGTGGAAGATGCCGTACGCGGGGGCTGTAACCTGTTCGACCTCGACCAGCTGCGACTGGAATACAGCCCGGACGAATACCAGAACCTGCTGATGTGTGAATTTATTGACGATCTCGCGTCCGTGTTCCCGCTTTCCGACCTGCAGGCCTGCATGGTGGACAGTTGGGAGGTCTGGGAAGATTTTCATGCTCTGGCGCTGCGTCCGTTTGGCTGGGGCGAGGTGTGGATCGGATATGACCCTGCGAAAGGCACCCAGAACGGTGACAGCGCCGGGTGCGTCGTTATCGCCCCACCATCCGTTCCCGGCGGCAAGTTCCGCATACTGGAGCGCCACCAGTGGCGGGGAATGGACTTCCGCGCCCAGGCAGAAGCCATCCGCCAGCTCACACTACAATACAACGTGAGCTATATCGGCATTGACTCCACCGGCGTCGGTCACGGCGTTTATGAGAACGTCAAAGGCTTTTTCCCTGCCGTCCGGGAGTTTGTCTATAACCCCAACGTCAAAAACGCCCTGGTGCTCAAGGCATACGACATCATCAGCCACCGCCGCATTGAGTTTGACGCCGGTCATACCGACATTGCGCAGTCATTTATGGCTATCCGCCGGGCCACCACCGCCAGCGGAAACCGCCCCACCTACGAAGCCAGCCGCAGCGAAGAAGCCAGCCACGCAGATTTGGCCTGGGCAACGATGCACGCATTGTTTAACGAACCGCTGCAGGGCGAGGCAGCAAACACCAGTAACATCGTGGAGATTTTTTAATGACTGAGAACACCGTACAGGACGTCATGCCGCCTGACGTACAAAGCAATGATTCAGCGTCTACCCAGGCTTTCAGCTTTGGCGATCCCATACCTGTACTGGACCGCCGCGAACTCCTGGATTATGTGGAATGCGTCCAGATGGACAGATGGTATGAGCCGCCAGTGAGTTTTGACGGGCTGGCACGTACTTACCGCGCCGCTGTACACCATAGCTCGCCGATTGCCGTTAAACGTAATATTCTGACCAGCACGTTTATCCCGCACCCGTTGCTGAGTCAGCAGGCATTCAGCCGTTTTGTGCAAGACTATCTGGTATTTGGTAACGCTTATCTGGAGAAAAGGACTAACCGACTGGGCGGTATTCTGTCGCTGGAGCCATCACTGGCGAAATACACCCGACGCGGGATCGACCTCGACACTTACTGGTTTGTACAGTACGGCATGACTACCCAGCCGTATGAGTTCACCAAAGGCAGCATATTTCACCTGATGGAGCCGGACCTTAACCAGGAGATTTACGGCCTGCCGGAATACCTGTCCGCCATCCCCTCAGCCCTGCTTAATGAGTCCGCTACGCTGTTCCGCCGTAAATATTACATCAATGGCAGTCACGCCGGATTTATCATGTACATGACCGACGCGGCGCAGAACCAAGAGGATGTGAACAACATCCGCCATGCGATGAAAAGCGCCAAAGGACCGGGCAACTTCCGCAATCTGTTTATGTACTCGCCAAACGGTAAAAAGGACGGGATACAGATCATCCCACTGTCAGAAGTCGCGGCAAAGGATGAGTTTCTGAATATCAAAAACGTCAGCCGGGATGACATGATGGCGGCGCATCGTGTGCCACCGCAGATGATGGGTATTATGCCCAGCAATGTTGGAGGATTTGGGGATGTGGAAAAAGCCAGTCGCGTGTTTGTTCGAAATGAATTAACCCCTCTCCAAAAACGTTGTATTGAGCTAAACGATTGGGTTGGCGAGGAGGTTATTTCATTTTCACCTTATGAGTTACCAACAGAATAATAGCGCGGCTCTAAAGAGCCGCTATTCCTTACCCTTCCTCTGCTTCCGACGTTCCTTTGCATCAACTAGACGCTGAGGCTCTGTATACAACCGTTCAAGTAATATATATACAAAGTCGTCGAGATCCTCTGCGGTTTCTTTGTCTAAGATGCCCTCATGAGCTCCATCATTACCATCATCTTTAACACATTCCGCAAGTTCCCTTAACGCTTCGGGTAAGATTTTATTATCCAATAACCATTCCATACGCAAGCCAAGGCTTCTTCTAACCTTGCTTGCTGGTCCTTCCTCACCTTCAGGTAACAATCCTTTAGTTGCATAATCTAGGCATAGTCTGAACATAGTGGCGGCGGCGTTATAACAACCTATAGATAAGCACTTAGCTCCCTCCTCATAAGCATCATGAATATGTTTCGGTAAATGCTCTGGTGGTTCACTGTAATCAAGATCAGCAGGGGATATCGCTCTGATAATCTTACCTATTTTTGTAAAATTGAATGTTACACCCTGCCACGGGACGTCATCTAACCTTGTTTGCGAATCGCAACTCTCAACAAGGAACAAAGTTGTTTGACTGCATTCACGACAAACACAAAAAGCTTCGTATCTTAAAATATCCTCATTATGAAACCCACGATATGATCCGCAAACATTAACCCCACGAACATCAAAAGCAATTTTTTGCGCCCCACATCTAGGGCAATCCTCTACTACATGAGACATTCAATTATCCTTTTCGAAGTTTTACTCAACGGTATCTGCTGATACTTGACACTACTCCACAGTTTACTACCACAAACCTATCATTTTAACCGTGAGCGCGCGCTCGTATCCCCGCCACGCCTGCCCGCTTTATGTAGCAGTTTTCATGCGCCTGCATGACATAAGCAAAAGCCCGCCATTCCTGGCGGGCCTCAGCTAAAACGATCATCAAACGATCATGCGGATTTATGCGGCATAGACATGCACTAAATCAAGAGCACCTTATTACCGGCAAGCATGAATAAACATGCTTTACCGAACGGATACTTTTGCATAAATCAAAGGCCTATCCGAAGAGCCATTTTTACGTACGACCACTCCACTGACATCATGGTTTTTACTTAGATCACGTAATGCGGCGCACAATGCCTTGTTGACATATCCGAGATGATTGTCGTTTTTCGTAACCAATATGGCCAGCGGATCAACCGTATTGGTATCTTCATTCCGCAATATGACTTCATCACCAATTGATATCTCATCAAGCGCTAGACGCCCTTCCTTGATCATGTGCCTCGTTCCAGCGACCTCCATGACGTAATCGAAAGGTGGCCGAACAGAAGACAAGTCTGGGACAAAATAAAAACCATCACTAGCAACTTTTCCGCCAGTACATGCGAGCAAAACGAAGTCATTCTCTCTAAAATCAGCAGGAAGACGAAACGTCAGCAAGTAATCGTCAAAATCTTCTCTTTTCCTGGAGGGTAACCTTCTTGAAAAGGTTTGCATAACGTCTTTGCGATGAGTCGCAACTTTTATATCAAAAGCAGGAAAACCGCGAAAGCCGTTATCCCTAGCTTTAGCAAAATCTTTGCTATCAGTAAGATAATTAAACTCGTAGCCTTCAGACTCATCTTGAAGAAGCTCACCAATGACATAGCGAGAGCCTCCGTCAACCGGTTGCCATGTCAGTAAGAGCCTACTGGGCATGGGAATGTTTTCTATTAAGATAGTCATGAAGTAACACCTTTAATCAGTTCAATACGCATGTTTGTTACACGAACAATCCATGCAGCACGTTCTCTAGTCAGCGGAACAGGGCATTTTATTTCCGTCAACTCCGCAAAAGTTGACTCCCAAAAATCATGGTTCAAAAGAGCCAGTTTTTCAGCTACCCGCTGTTTTAATGCTTCTTTTTTATCACAAAGTTCTTTGATGAACTCTAAATGACCTAATCTCTGATACTCATCTTTGCCCAGAGTCTTACGCAAATGATGCCTTCCCCGGCCAACATGCTCCCTGAGTCTATGATCGGTCCAATCGGCAACATGCTCCGGAAAGCGTTCGTAACATAAGCTCGTACCATTATCGAAAAATGGTGCAAGCTGACACTCGCTGGCTAAAGGTGAAAAGACAAACCCCCAATTTTCTTGATGTCTATCTGTATTACCTATCACAGCGTCAAAGAGAGCCATGTTCTCCAACCACTCAACATAGTCAACTTTAAGAGCTTTCGCGATAATCCTCAGCCCTTCAAGGGAATGCTGAGCTCCTTTCTCGCGATCAAAATTTGGATCTCTTCGGACAAAGTAATCACCAGCGGGAGCAAATTTCTCATAATCTTTATGATGAAACCACTCAATGAGGGCCCCGCAAAACGTATGCCCCAAATCATTAGTCTTTACCGATGGAACTGCTTTGGGGACATCAAAACCAAGCTTCAATCCAATCCTGTAGGCAACGATCTCACACCAAAATTGATCTGGATACTTTTTAATACTTCTCTTAAAAAGATACGGCCACGATGCTTTGATACCATGGGGTGCTACATCAGGGGAAATAACCAATGCCTTAGAGCGAGCACCAACAGGATATTGTGCGAAAACATCTAGCTCAGTCCAATTGGTTACATCTAAGCAATCCATAGCTAAGTCCTATATTTATTTTTTATTTAAATTCATATAGATATGAGAAACCAGTGCGATCTGAAATAAAACATCATCGAATGCTGTGTGCCTGATGCCAGTGAACTTTTTGTCAGCATGAGAAAAAATTCCTTTGCTTTCACCAAGCGCTAAGATGGTTCTGACGTCAAGAGTATCTCTGAATGACCATGGGCACTCCAGACCTGCCTGTGACAGGGCATGATGCATGATAGTGCAGTCGAACTCTTTCCCGTTTCCCCACACTTTTACTCGGCCATTACGATTATGAAGAACAAACGCCACAAATTCATTCAGAACGTCTAAAAGGTCCTTAGTGCCACCAAAATTTTCGTTTTTAGCTTCAGAACTTTGATACATCCACCACTTTACAGTGGAGGGGGCAATGGTTCTGCCTGCTTGTTCATGATCAAGCGAAATAACTTGATAGAAACCCGGACCAACCTCGCCAGTCTCCGGCACGAAAAAAGCCGCACCAACCGAAAGGATATAAGCCGTTTTTTCAACATCCAATGTTTCTATATCTAACATTACATGATTCATAACAAGCATTTGCAACCATTTAGTAAAAATTGAACGCCATTATCACATTAAGGTATGGCAGGTTCGTTTGTGAACGAAAACGAGTGTTCTGATTGTAACCCAAGTTAAAAGTTCAAGCGTCGTAACTTTCACTCGGTTGTTTTCAGCTTCGAAAAACTAACCGGGAAGATCCATTGAGCGGTTGTATTCATGAGCGCGAATCTTCGCCATAAGCTCATCGGTCAACTCCGAAACCCACTGGATAGCCAGCCGCTTTTCTTCGTCGTTACACTCACTAGCCGCTACAAGCTTAATAAAAAAATCAATGCGCTGGAGCTTCAACGACTCCAAAAGATAGTCCTGCATCTTCCCTCCTATCACGACCACGGACACACGATAGCTGTATGCATGCATACTGTATATACATACAGTACACACCTGATATTCAAATGTAAAATATTTTTTATCCGTCAATGAGAACACTCTGGCGCAGAGTCGTTAAGAGCATGAATTGTTAAAGCCTTGCTGTCAGTACCACTGCCGCCATTTGTCATCTTCCTGCAGCCGGTGTTTACGGTAAAAAATACGCAGCCCGGCACCTGAAGGAATGCTGCCGCCACGTAAAAGTAGATCCACTTCAGCATCGCTTGCATTAAATCCCCGGGAGCTGAGTTCTGCCTCAAGCTGCAGGCGCTGCTTTTCTGAAATGTTCTGTTTGTATGTTTTCTTCCTCTTCGGTTTTACCAGCCTTAGTCGCGCGGTAAGTTCCCGCCGTTCCTTCTGTCCCATATTGTAGAGATATTCCTGCAGCTCCTTCTCATCCATGGTTTTAATATCGGGTAAATCACCCCCTGATTTATTCACATTTTCAACAGGGGGACAGTTATTGCCACGAGTCCAAGGGGCGCAAGCGCCCTGGTCGGCTGCCGCCTCCTGAACGTCAACGGCCTTGCGAACCTTTTTCCACTTCACCGCGTGCGTGCAAATCTTGCCCTCGACAATCGGGGACCAGATGCCATAGATACGGATACCGTGATCGCCGTAGGCGCTCGGTTCGTCGTTAAGCTCATAAGCCGTGCGGACAAGGTGATGTTTGCGGGGAACCAGTACACCGCCCTGTTTCATGATGTAGGTGGCAAAGCAACCCGCATCTGCAGCCGCCAGTACTGCATCCAGACGCGGATTATCCAGTACCGGCGCACCTGCTTTGCGTTCGCCCTGCACTCTCGCCGCCTGACCAGCCAGCAAGCGCAGCTCGCGGTATGCCTGACGCCCCGGAATACCAAAGAAACGAAATTGCTGGACACGGTGCAGTGACGCCCAGGCGCTGACATGCTCGGCGCTGTCACGTAGTGATCTGCCGGTTTCTTTGCTGATTTCTTTAGCCAGCCCGCGCCCGTCGATGTTTTTGCTGATGTATTTAGCGATATAGCTGGTCGGCGTGCCCTTGCGCGGGTTGATAAGCTCGGACTTGAAGCGCGGCCCTGTATTGGTTCCCAGCTCCTCGCGGTCTTCACGGATGGCAAACTTACGCAGCAGCGCGGTGATGGAGCGGCGGTCTTTTTTGCGCATGAAGCACAGCAGGTGCCAGTGCACGGTGCCGTCATGGTGCGGCTCTGCCACCCGGACGCCATACCAGCGTAGCCCGGCCTTGTGCATTGCCTTACGGAAAGCGGCGAACGTATCAACCAGATAGTTACTGCTCTGCCGGACAGTGGCACTGGTCCACTTCGGATTAGGTCTGCCGTTGTTGAGGGTTGCGTGGAAGCGTGACGGGCAGGTGATGGTATAAAACACCGCGCAGTCTCCGCGCATTTCCGCGATCAGCTCCAGCCCCTTAACACAGGCCATCATTTCATTACGGCGGTGTGCCGGGTTGCTGTTGCTGGCGTTCACCACGTCTTCCATGTCCAGCGTGTCGCCGTCCTCGTTGACCAGCTCATGCGAGCGGAAGAACTCCAGCGATTTGCGGCGCTGCTCGCGCTTGTGGATCACGGCTTCGTAGCTGACATACGGTGATGCTTTTTTGTTTACCAGGCAGACGGCGCGCAGTTGTTCCTCCCGCCACTCGCAGCGCATCTGCCACAATTTGCGATACCACCAGTCCGCGCACAGCATACGCGCCAGCGACGGTGGGATCAGTTCATAGGGCACCGGCTTACGGCGGCGCTTTTTGCGGCGTAACTGCTCAAAGGCAGGCGGGATGACTTCAAGGCGCATCGCCTCTGCGGCAACCCTTTCCCATGCCTGGCGGATTTCTTCTGGTTTAACATCATCGCTGACAAACAGATCACCGCAGGCCGCATCAAGACACATGCTCATATGTGCCGCAACCAGTGTGGAAAGACGCTTAACCTGATCCTTATTCATTTCAGGCAGTACCAGCAGCCCCTCCAGCCCGTCATGGCTCGCCATGAACCGGAAAGAGGCAGGCACCTGACTGTCACGCACGCGCTCCAGCCGCTCAAGACAAGGCCTGATTGTTTCGCGCAGGTAGCGGGAATAGGCTTTTTCTCTGCCCAGACTATGGAAATATTTAATCCGCTCCAGTAGAGGCTTGCTGATATGGGACGGCATGGCGTTAACGTCAGCCAGAATGACCAGATCGGGATTAAAACGCTGCTGCTCGCGCGCCATTTTGGCACGACTAATCAGCTGGTCCTGCTCCATTTCGCGCTGGACAGGATCACGGGATTCATTGAAGAAATAGCGTTCCCAGACCTCATCGCTCAGCGCCTCACGGCGCAGCTGCTCATGCTCGTTATCCGCAGCGTAAAGAGCGATCAGGTTTGAAAGCGCAGACTCCGGCGCAACTTCCGCCGGGTCCAGATATGGGTTAACCGCTTTTTTAGGGTTACTCCATGAAAAGGCCACGGCGGCCTCATTCGAGCCGCCGGTGGTTGGTGCATTATGTAATGTGAATTTACTCACTGCCACGCCCGCACCTCAGTTTCCACCGAGATATCTGGACCGGACGCCAAATCGACACCAAACCAGCCTGCTGATTTTGTGGCGATGATTTCTGCTGCAGATTTACTCTCACCGGCAGCCACACCCATGCTGCGCTTTGCAGTGATGCGATGGCGGGTAAAATTACGATAAAGCGAACGTGTCAGGGACGTGTCGCTGCTGGACACGATAACCGGATGACCTTCTGATGACCGGCGCTCAAGAATAGACGCCAGATGATACTGATCGTCTTCTGTAAAACCGGCAGTGTGATAACCGCTAAATGTGCCATCGTATGGCGGATCACAATAAACAACATCACCAGCCTGCAGCAGCGCCAGTGTTTCATCATAGCTGGCACAGATAAACGTTGCGCGTTGAGCTTTTTCTGCAAAAGCGCGTATTTCACTTTCAGGAAAATACGGATTTTTGTAATTACCGTAAGGGACATTAAAATGACCGCTCAAATTATAGCGGCACAATCCACGATAACCATGGCGATTAAGATAAAGGAAAAATACAGCTTTCCAAAAATCGGTGATTTCAGCCGAATGATTAAAATCCTGACGGATGTTGTAATAAGACTCAGAGCTATTTGTGCCTGAAAAGAATCCTTTAGCATTTGAAATAAATTTCTCGCAGTCAAATGCAATATGCTTAAAAAGATTTATCAGATCTGGGTTAATATCCGCGACAAGATAATGAGGATAGTCTGTCGCCATCATTACAGCGCATGAACCCGCGAAAGGTTCAACCAGTCGCGGACCAGCAGGAAGGTGCTTAATCAGTTCCGGCATGATGGCGGTTTTATTTCCCGCCCATTTCAGGATAGTGCTCATACCGCACCTCCGTTGTAGTGTTTGCCTTTCAGCTCTGCGATTTCCTGACAGGTGACGCAGCATTGCACGCCCGGAATCGCGCGGCGGCGAGCTGGCGGGATCGGCGCATCGCAATCAATGCAGAGAACACGGGAAACGCCCGGCGCTTTATTGCGGGCGGTGTGGATGTGGCGCTGGCGTTCTTCTTCAACGCGCTGCTGTACGAGGTCCATTGAATCAGCCATCAGTGGATCTCCTGCGCTTCGTTCTGAATCTTCACAGCTTCCTGACGCAGTAGCTCAGCCGCTTCCGTGTGGTTAAGCTGACGTGACACGATACGGGCAGCTAAAGAATCCAGACGCGCAGCCATCACATCTGCGCGTCCACGGCGTTCTTCTTTGCGTGCCTCAGTCAGCAGCAGGTTGAGTCCAGCATCATCTGGTCCGGTTTTAGTGGTACGGGTTTCAGTATTTCGCATCGTTGTTTCTCCTGAATTTGGGTAATAAGAAGCCCGGCGGGTTTACGCCATTAATTTCTGTTGTGGATTAATTCGGCATGGTTAGCCGTTTGGGAAATAAGCTCACCACTGCACGAAAATGATTCATTGCTTTCACCAGTTCCCGCTTTTCGTCAGTAGTCAGATCACTAATATTGACGCCGTGACGTTCTGCCGGAATTTTTGCCATATAAAAAATGGCTGCCAGTGCCCGCTCATTCTTTTTATTATTTACGTCGCGTGGGTCGCGCATATCTTTAATAAACCTTTCAAGCTCCGGCTCAATATTCAGACCAAACACTTTAGCCCTCAATTCCGCAATATGGTTCAGTCCGTCCAGGCGTTCACCGGGGCTTAATGGAACAGTCGCCGTAGCGCCTTCAATAGCCATGATTTCCCCTGTTTGGTTGTGGACAGGTCAGCCAGCAGTTCATCCTGAGAGCGGCACGGGTGCCAGCGCTTGCCATCCTTCCCCATGATCCAGCCGTGGCCGTAATGCATTGCCGGACTTTGCTTAACGAGAAGTGACGCGAAAGATGGTTCTTTAGTCAGCATAATCACCTCAGATGATGCCGAACGAAGCGCCAAGGCCCGTTACGGTGTCCACCGCACTTGCCATTGCGGGGTTGGCCTGCAGGCGAGCCTGCATGGAAACGGCAGCCAGTGCCATCAGGCGAGTCACTGAGTTAATGCTGCTGATCACATCACGGCGTCCGGCAGCGGTTTTCACATCGCCAGTAACGGCACCGGCAGCAACGCGCCCTATCTCAGCGGTGGCGCTCATGACGTAGTGCGGCAGCTTCTCTTTTGCCACTTCGTTCATCGGTACGCATGGCAGGCAGTGAATCTGTGCTAGGAAGCCGTCAACCAGGGTGGAGTCCTCAGTAAGATCGGTAAGCAGCCAGATTTCAGGCGGCGTGAGCTGATGCGGCTGGTCCGGGTTCAGCTTATTGCGCAGCGTCTGGACATTCATTCCCGTGCGTTCTGCCAGCTTCGCCATGTTGTGACGCAGTGCGAAAGCCCGGCAGGCCTCTTCAAAGTGTGGATGTTTGGAAATCTTATAATCAAACATGTGAGCCCCTTAGAAAGTTCTCATAATTGAACTTACTGACCAACAACAACTCGGAAGTTGGAATGACCAAGGGACTCACGAACCTGATCGGTTTTATACATCAAGTAACGCAGGCTTACGCGGCCCTTGTTTTTATCTTTTTTAACCATGTACTTAGCTAGCTGGCCATGGTGGATTTTTTGATACACAGAACCGCGTGAAATGCCTTCCCATTCGGCAAATTCCGCAGGCGTAGCCATCTCTTTTGGTACACGAATTGAAATATCAGTACTCATAGTGCAGTATCTCTCAGTTAAGGTTTGGTTTATGTCGTTTTATCTTGTTTTATGTGATTCAACACTTGAACAATCGAGATACTACGATCCAATATTTGATACGTCAATAGGATTAAAAAATGATACAGGTGAAGGCTGGCGAGAATACAGGGGGTAGAGAGGCTATCCATAGGTTGATGGCTGCCTATAATTTCAAGTCCCGACAGCAGCTATGCGATCACTTAGGCGCATCTAAAAGCACTATGGCAAACAGATACTTAAGGGACAGTTTTCCTGCTGAATGGGTGATCCAATGCGCTCTTGAAACAGGCGTTTCTTTACTCTGGCTAACCACAGGACAAGGCGAACCAGGAACAAAAATTGATGATAAAAAAAGTATCAATTTCGTGAACTCCAGCAAGGTAAAACCCCTTTCTGAGCTTGTATCGCCAGAGATCGACAAGGCTAGCCTTATAGGAGGTTCGTTGGTTGAAGCCGGGAAGGCCATCATTGATAGCAGCCTGCTTCCCCCTGACTCAAGCGAGCTACTTCTCGTAAATACCAATGGCGATTCATATTTAGTTGACCGTAACCAGACACCACCAGTGAATGGGATGTGGTTGGTCGATATCGACGGGATAAAAAGCATTGTTAAGCTAACTCGCCTTCCCGGAAACAGATTAGTTGTACATCAAGATGATTCTTCGTTTGAGTGCAGCCTGGATGATATCGAGGTTGTTGGCCGCGCATTGAAAATCATTAAGTGCCTTTGATATGACCATCAGAAAACAGCCGAACGGAAAATGGTTGTGCGAGTGTTACCCGAACGGGCGTGACGGCAAGCGCGTGCGCAAGCAATTTGCGACAAAGGGCGAGGCTGTAGCTTTCGAAAACTTCACCATGGATGAAGTGAACAAAAAGCCGTGGCTGGGTGAAAAGGAAGATCGGCGGCGTTTGTCAGAATTGATTGAGCAGTGGCACTCCCTTTACGGCCAGACGCTCGCAGACCCCAAGCGCCTAATGGCGAAACTGAATATTATCTGCAATGGCCTGGGCGATCCCGTAGCCTCTGAGTTAACCGCCGGTGACTTTACAAAATATCGCGAAGCACGATTAAAAGGTGAAGTACGTAACGAAGACGGCGCGCTGATGTCGCCAGTAAAGCCCCGCACGGTAAACCTGGAACAGCGTAACTTATCATCCGTTTTTGGCACCCTGAAAAAGCTGGGCCACTGGTCAGCGCCTAACCCGCTCGCCGGGCTACCAACATTCAAAATCGCAGAGGGGGAACTTGCGTTCCTCGCCCAAGACGAAATTAAACGCCTGCTTGATGCCTGCGCTGACTCTCAAAGCCCCAGCCTATTAATGATCGCAAAGGTATGCCTCGCCACCGGTGCGCGGTGGAGTGAAGCCGAAAACCTGCAGGGCCATCAGTTATCTAAATACCGGATCACCTATACCAAAACCAAAGGCAAGAAAAACCGAACCGTACCGATATCAAAGGATCTGTATGACGAACTCCCCAAAAACAGAGGGAAGCTATTCACCCCATGCAGAAAAGCCTTTGAGCGTGCAGTAAAGAGAGCGGGTATCGACTTGCCTGAAGGGCAGTGCACGCATGTGCTGCGCCATACATTCGCTAGTCACTTTATGATGAACGGCGGAAATATTCTTGTACTGAGAGATATTTTAGGGCATTCAGATATAAAAATGACGATGGTCTATGCCCATTTCGCACCAGAACACCTTGAAGATGCTGTTACTAAAAATCCATTATTTAACTTAAAGTGATAAATAAATGATACTTACTCAACAAGAACTCGATGAAGAACTTGATGACCTCTTTGACACAATTAGAAGAAAATCAAGTATTCGACCACCAATTGAGATTGAAAAAAATCTTACTTTGATAGATGACTTCACTATTAAATGCAATAAATTTCGTAGTTGTTTAATAGATTACATTAATGGCAATGATAACAGGCTAAGTTCACGCTTGCGCACGAGACTTAGGGCTGTAGATATTTTACAGAAAGAAATCGTTTCTTGTTTAGAATGTTTCTTATCAGGAGATATCAAGTCGGCGTATGACTCATTCGAAAACATGCTCGAACCCCGAACTATATCTCGCCATATTGAAAATATATGCATACCTCTTTCTGAGTTATGTAATGATGATGAACCATTATTTCGCGTTAGAAAATCTGATGCACCACTTGCATCAAGAAGAGATATGTTTCATATTCCATTCAATCAGCGCCACCTTGTAAGAGCACAGAGATTTTCTGTGGCTGGTCTACCCTGTTTATATTTAGGAACTTCTCTTTACATCTGCTGGAGAGAAATGGATAAACCAGATTTTGACAAGTTATATATATCTGCCTACAAGATCGACGAAAATGATGATTCAATGGTACTAAATATAGGGCCAGATTTTTTATATAAAAAGAGATCTATCTTAGAATCAAAAAGAAGGAACAGATATGATTTCAATACTAAACTTTCATATTTAGCACTTTGGCCTTTGATAATTGCATGCAATTATTTGAAAAAATATGACAATGCTTCTTTTATACAAGAATATATTATCCCCAATCTTTTAATGCAATGGATCAGCCGAAACAGCGACGAGGATGTTGTTGGTATAGCCTACCGTTCAACAAAATTACCTGCTAATGCTTTGGGTAGCAGAGGAATAAATGTGGTGCTTCCTCCAAAAGTACGTTACGAGGAGATGGCCAAAAATGAATTTTGTCCAAATTTAGCGAAAATTTTCAAATTCACATTACCCGTATCCTGGCAGGTTTTAAAAACAGTTGAGTACTTACCTGAGTCAGTTGCACAATCCAATCGAGAGTATCTCAGCCGAAGGTTGCGAAGAAGAAAAGATCGTGCGCTTACAGGAAGCATAGATGATGAAATTTTGAACATTTATCCTTTAACTGACTTTTATAAACTCGAAACTTGCATGGATGAAATTCAAGTATATGACCATATTAAACCATGATCGTAATGGCGACACATTGGCGGCAGAGCATTAAAAACGCATAAAACGGACAAACACCAAATAACACTAACACCCTGTTTTAAAACGTAAATTACTGTTTTAACTATAGTAAAAATGGTATGTAGGAATTTCGGACGCGGGTTCAACTCCCGCCAGCTCCACCAAATATTGATGTACTGAAGTTCAGTAAAGTCTACTAAGCCCGCACAGCACAAGCTCTGCGGGCTTTTTTACGTCTATGGTAGTCTACCGAGAATTGCTAGAAGCTACTCGTTATGGCACCCTTTTTGGGACCCAACATAAAGGGTCCAAAACTTGAGGGTCCCAAAATGGCAAAAATCGCTAAGAAGCTTACTGACACTGAAATCAAAAGCACCAAGCCAACTGACAAAGAAATCAACTTGTTTGACGGTGATGGTTTGATCCTACGAATCGCTCCCCTCTCGAAAGGAGGGAAGAAGAATTGGTATTTCAGGTATGCAGTGCCGGTGAGTAAGAAAAGGACCAAAATGAGCCTTGGGACCTACCCTCACCTCACACTGGCAAGAGCAAGAGCCTTGCGAGATGAATACCTTTCCTTGCTTGCGAATGGTATAAATCCACAAGTTCATAACACCCAGAAAGCCAATGCCCTGAAAGATGCCACGGAACACACATTTCAAGCAGTAGCCAAGAAGTGGCTTGATGAGAAAGTCAAAACGTCAGGCATCTCCCAGGATCATGCTAACGACATTTGGAGAAGTCTAGAGAGAAATATCTTTCCAACGTTGGGTGATACCCCCATTAAGGAGATTCGCCCTAAAATGCTTAAACAGCATTTAGACCCCATAGAAAAACGAGGTGTCCTTGAAACACTTCGCCGCATCATATCCCGCCTGAATGAAATTTTCCGCTATGCAGCAACAGAAGAACTCATAGAATTCAATCCGGCTGACAATCTTGCCCAGAGATTTAGTAAGCCGAAGAAACAGAACATGCCAGCCCTGCCCCCAACCGAACTCCCCCGCTTCCTTACAGTGTTAAACAACGCCTCAGTCCGTATGGAGACACGATTGCTGATTGAATGGCAGTTACTAACCTGGGTTCGTCCCGGCGAAGCTGTTCGTGCAAGATGGGCCGATATAGATACTGACAACTCAATGTGGAACATACCATCCGATTTTATGAAAATGAAGAAGCCACATAAGGTCCCATTAAGTAAAGAAGCTTTGCGAGTATTGGATTCAATGAAAGCGATAAGTGGGCATCGTGAATGGGTGTTTCCCAGCATAAAGGCTCCTCTTAACCATATGCATGAACAAACAGCTAATGCTGCCATAATCCGTATGGGCTTTGGGGGAGAGCTTGTAGCCCATGGAATGAGATCTATTGCACGAACGGCCGCAGAGGAGTCTGGTAAGTTCAGGACAGATGTCTTAGAAGCGGCCCTTGCCCACTCGAAGAAAGATGAAATAACTGCAGCTTACAATCGTGCTGAGTATCTCGCGGAACGGGTAGTTCTCATGCAATGGTGGAGTGACTATGTGCAAGCTCACAGGCTAAAAGCTATTGCAGCTTAATAATTAAAAAACACATAATAAACAAATGTAATTACTAGAATTGCATCTCTATTTTTCAACGAACAACTTAGAACCATACACCCAGCATTAACCAATTAAAGCCCTGTTTTAGCTTCTGAGATTAAGCAATAGCTGGTCAAATAATTTCAGAAGCTTTTTTTTGATCCAAACCAAACAACACTACTTAACTCATTGTATATATTGCTTTTTTATGTTAGCAATAAATACAATGTACAGCATACATGCATATGTTGGGGCGGTAGCATTTAAATGTACAATTCTCATCCGTAAAGTTCACACAGCATTTATGAATAAGGTTGGTCTATGAGTGAAAATAAACTGTTTGATAATTATGAGATTATAGAAAGAAATCTACTAAAAACAGAATCAAATAAAAATATTCCTGAAGTAATTCTTACCCTTAAAGATGGAGAGAGTTACATTATCAAACATTGGCCAAGAAATACCTCAAGTGATGAACAAGTTCTTGAAAGTATTTGGCAACATGAATTACGACAACTACAAAGGTTAAAGGGATATCCTGGAGTAGGAGATTATATAGTAAATCCTGTTGAATCAAAAAAAACAAATGAAGGGTACTATCTTGTTTTAAATTCTGATGGAAGAGTACCTACTTCTTACTTATTGAATAAAAGAACATTATCTCTCCCAAGAAAAAGCCACTGGCTCACCCGTTTAAAAGATCCAGCAGTTAGAATCAGATTCTGGAAAAATATCTGTAGAATTACAAATGCTATTGGTTTGCTTCATGCGCAAGGGTTGTTACATCGACATTTAGATGAAAATTCAATTCTAACATATGATTATGAATCAGATGATTATAACGATTTTCAATTGACCGGCTTCGAGTGGTCAATCCGAATGCCTACACTTACCAGAGCTAAAATTGAGCCTGTTGGTGAACACGGTAAAATATCAACTTTTGCTACAGATTGGATCGATTTAGGAATTTTAATAGCAAACTTTTTAAAAATAGATATAAATGAAATTAAATCTCTGCAGTTCCCAGCAGAATACTTCATTTCTAAGTACGATCTGACAATTAGTGAAGTAGCTATAATTCGTAGTCTATTAGGAATCCAACCTATTCAGCAAAATGCTATAAAAGAACTTCTTGGTGAAAAAGATATTCTACAGTTTTTAGATGGTATAATTGATGAGCTTACTGAATTCTATAAAAAAACGAAAACTATTCATGGGTTAGCAATAAACACTAAGTATGAACAATCTGATAATACCAAAGATAAAAAAGAGCTATTTCACTGCATACAAAAAATAATCTTTGAGAAAAGTGAATTCACAATATCCAGAGATGACTCTGATATAATAAAGAGTTTCGTAAGCGAAGATTTATCAGATTCACCAGTATTATTTGTTAATACCTCAGAACACAATCGATATGATGTAGTATTGAAAGGGAAAGAACTTTTTTATGTACTAACACCATTTCAACCTGACCATCGAACGAGTGACAAAACATGGGATTTAGGTTATTCACAATATGCATATTTAGAGTTGCCAAATAGATTCTTTGGTAAAGATAATTACATTGAACTAAATAGTAATAATATATCATGTTATACTCATTACGAAGCCAGGAAATTTTTGAATAGTAATGATAACTCATTAAGCCTACTGTCTTGGGAAATGATTTTCAAAGATATAGGTAAAACTAAAAACAAAAGAAATGAAGAACATCTTCGATTATTGGAGGGCCTAACTGCCGTTCATATTACAAATATCGCATATGCAAAAGCAGAAATTTTCCCTGTAGAAAACATCAGTGAAGAAAGCGAACCAGATAATATTAGCTCATGGATCTTTAAATTCATTCCCAAATTTGACGAAACAACGGAGGAACTGTCTAAGTCGCTAAGTATTGACTCACCATCTGTCAGGCTTGAAAAAATTATAAATAGTAGTGAAAACAACGATAAGGTATCTTGGAGTTTAGTAGACAATAATGATTTCAGTAGAGTTGACGAAGAGATTCTTTTAGAGTTTTATGGCTATGAAACAGATCAAGACAATCAAGAAATATATAGCTTCATCTCTAAAAAACCTCTTCCAGAATGGAGGAATTTTTATATTGTTCCCGACTCGATTGAAGGAACTCTGCGCCAAATAACAAGACATGCAAATACATTGGATATGCTTGAAAATCATATCGAATTGATGAATGTAATTACTTCCCCTAATTCAAATCTCACAGTAAGCAATGAAGATATAAATGCAAAAGATATAATGGACTCATTGGATGAATCTAAACAAAGAGTTTTTACAAAAGTATTATCAACATTGCCAATGAACCTTGTACAAGGTCCACCGGGAGTAGGTAAAACTCACTTAGTCAAAGCAATTTCTAAATTTATCTTTAAAGAAGAACCTAATAGCAGGATACTCTTTACTGCACAAAGTCATGCAACCGTTCAACATCTATATCACGAAGTTGTCAAAGATTTACTTACTGAAAACAAACATACAAATGATCCCATAATTATTAGATGCAACAAAATATCTGGCGAAGATAATATAATATTAAACAGTGCCGATGAAACTGGATTAGAATATTTGCGGAAGTTCGTAGAAAGCCCTTTATACAAAAACTCTTCCAATCAAAGTTTAAAAAGTAATATTTCCAGTTTGCTTAAAGCTCCTCCAGTAAAGAGATACCCACTAATTAATCAACTAATTAAATCAGCAAGCTTAATATTTGCTACAACTAATTCAGATTATGTAGAGAGAATGATAAAAGAAAGAGCACAATTTGATTGGTCGATCATGGAAGAAAGTGGAAAGGTTACAGGTATAGAATTAATAAGCCCACTTTTATTATCCTACCGACGATTAATGATCGGTGATCACAATCAATTGCCACCGTATCGTTCAATTGAGTTAAGAAACATTTTAACCAATAATACAAAACTTAAAAACACCTTTGAAGAAGTTGACAGCATAAGTAATTTTAAATTAAAAAATGAACTAATGCGTAATAGTCACTTTTCATCAATAACCGATGATCAAGCAAGAGAAATAGGATTACGGGCAGCCAAATATGTAAATCTATTTGAATCTCTTATTATTGATGATGAAAGACAAGACGTAATGTATGAAAAAATAAAGGGAAAAGATTATAAAAGAAACAATAAATTATCCTCAATGCTGTCAGTCCAGCACCGTATGCATCCTCATATTGCAGAAGTGATTTCAAATGTTTTTTATAACAACAAATTAGTTACCGATAAAGATAAAGAAAGGAAGTATCTTACAGAAGATTTTCAATCAGTACTTAACTTAAAAGAGGAATCTCACCTCACAAATACACCAGCACTGGTATGGATTAGTCAACCAGATGTACAAAAAACTAAAGGTAACAGAGCAGGAGAGCATACACCAATCTGGTCAAACGAAAGTGAATGTAAGGCAATCATAGATATTCTCAAAGATTTGGACAAGAACTCCAACCCAACAAAAAAAATAAAGTTGGCAATTCTTTCTCCATACTCAAATCAAGTTAAATTAATTTCAAAGCATATTGAAATTGAAAAGAAGAAAAATCAATTCAAAACACTTTTAAATAATTACATTCCACCAGATGATAATGATGGTTATTGCCTTACTGTTGATTCGTTCCAAGGTGGCGAAGCTGATATTGTCTTAATTTCATTAGTACGAAACAATGGTAAAAGCACAATTAAGAGTGCATTAGGATTTTTATCAGATCAACGCCGTATAAATGTTTTACTTAGTAGAGCAAAGTACAAATTGATCATAGTCGGTTCATATGAACTCCTTAAGGCTTGGTCTAATCGTATATCCAGAGAGAACTCAAAAGAATATGATTTTATTCCAAGACTAACTGATAAACTGGATTTGTCTTTAAATGAGAGAAAGCTTTCATTAATTACATCAAACTTTATAACAAACAAAGGAAATAAAAATGAAAAATAAAAACATATATGTTAAAATTCCTTTTCATTATGGAGTTCATAAATTCAAAATATTTAAAGGCCATAGATGGGGAGCTTTGGATCATTTTTTACTTCAAGAGATTAGCCTTCAACCCTATCCTATAGAAGAGCTATCATTAAAATCTAATCTTCCACAACGGCTCATAATTGAAATAATATTGCCATTTATGAAATTGGGTTGGGTTGAATTAGTTGAATTGAATTCTAAATACAACTTCAGGATTACCAGCAAAGGAAGGAGTGTTGCTAATCGTGAGGAACTCCCTTATGAAAGAGAGCCACTGGAATCTACTCGGAAGTTTTTAATAGATCCAATCACAGCAAAATGTTATCGAGTAAATGCAAGAAATCAAAACTATCAGATATATCCTACATCAAGAGCAAATGAATTACTTAAGAATAAACACTCGATATCAACAGAACTCAAAATTAAAAATCCCAAACATTCACCGTTCACATCAGACATTCTAAATTGTGTTGAAGATACTGACGAAGAGGTTATAGGGTATGAGGAAAGAGCTAATGATAGACCTTATTATCAAAATAGAACTTTTGCTATAGCACAAGTTGATGAAGCAGATAACATAACGGGTGTTCCATCTGATATCTCAAAAGAATTAGCCGTAGATATTATCGCTGCAGCTAATATGAAACGAAGTGAAATAAATACTAATATAGACTCTCTTAGCCAGAACTCAAAAATAAGCACTTATAATACCGAGTCTTTTGAAAATAGATTTGAAGAACATTATATTAATGAAACTGAATTCCGAATAATATCAGGTTCAGAAAGCCATCGAGATCATCTTATCGCGATGATCGATAAATCTGTTAGTAGAATAATTATCCATTCAACTTTTATACACTTAAAAAACTTTGAATCAATCTTTCAGAAATTAACTGATGCTGCTAAACGCGGAGTTCAAGTTGATATCTTATGGGGCCAAGAAGAACCCGATGATGAGAGAAGTATCGGAAGTTATAACCAATTTCTTGAGGGCCTTAAGTCTTATAGAGAAGAAATTATAAAGCTTGGTTTAACTTCACTTTTTACAATACATTCAGATCCGACAGGTTCTCATGCAAAGGTTATAGTATGCGATACCATGGAGTTCGGGTATTGTTCAACTATTGGTTCATGTAACTGGTTAGCAAGTGGATTTAATAGATATGAATGCTCTGTTTTCGTAACAAATGATACCTTAACGACTGAAGTATTAGATATTTTGAGCATCATTTCTAAAGGAAAATCCAGAGTATCAAACAACTTAAGCAAATCTATTTCAGCCATTTCATACGAATTGAAAAAAGCTTGTGAGCATTTTTCATCAGAAGCTTCCTCGAACAAAAATGTAAGAATTAAAATCATCACAAAAAATGAGCATCATGATTTTGTTTTAGATGCAAGAGACAAAGCAACAAAATCAATATTTATTGCGAGCCATAGAATTAGTAATAATGCAGAAAGACCTATTTTAACTCCCTTGATAACATCAATGACAGCCAATAGCAGTCTTAATATTAACATGTATTACTCATCTCTTAGTGGAGGTATCAATACACAGCAACTTGATGACATGAGTAACTCTTTAAGAAAAAATGGAATTACTTTAGAGAAGAAGAAAGATCCTATTTCTCACGCAAAAATATTATCATGGGACAATGACAACATTTTGATCACGAGTCTCAATTGGCTATCAGCCTCAGCTTACGGAAACCCATATGATGAGCTTGGGATCTTTATTGAGCAAAAGGATATTTTTAATATCATAAATAGTAACTTTAATTAATTTACCCCCCCTATTTGGGGGGCATGATAACAACATTATATGAATATCAATCACACAACTTTATACTCTAACAAATTTAAAGTTTTATCAGGTTTGCTTATGAAGAATTCACAATTTGAAGGTTCATCTTTTTCAAAATAAATACCATCTAATTCTGTATCCAGCTCACTTAAAGATTTGATCAGATCAAGATTGATAGTAAAATGATTTGGAGGAGACTCATAAAAACTAGCAAATTTTACCATGTGCCCCCCCTTAAACTTTAGCAATTTAAGTTTAAATTTTGGGTTGCATTTATATAAATACGGAGTCAAAGATTTTGCTTGCTCACTCTGAGCCCCAAAATATTTATATGATAAAGCACAAGCTTCACTTATTCCGAACCAACAACCATTGGGGAAGGTAGGCTTAGCCAACCATGAGACCCTATAAATACTATCTATTTTGCTCAACTCAACTCGTGTTAGCCCATCGAAGTATTGTATGTAGTTATCAATAACTTTGTTAGTTAATGAAGAGTTCATTCGCCATCCCATTTTCAAAAGGGATACTGTATACTTTCAGACCATTAATATCAATGAGTAAAATTAAAGGCGATATTTTTTTAATTTCTTTTTAAGACTATTGATATATCGTTTATCTAATATATTATCCAATTGATTTTGTTCATATTGAGCCTTCAATTCATACAACTTTTGACGAATATCTCTAGTCGAGTATGGAATACATATTCCCCACTCAAAAATCTGATACTCACCGGTTTCTTTAAACAAATCATCATTCTTTTTTGGAAGCACTTCTCTTTTAATGTTATCAAGCCCATCCTGCTGTATTAAGTATGTTATTATATCAGCTAAGCTTCCAATTGTTAGATTATTTATAAATCCCGCAGAATTATTTATGCATCCATATTCATTAATAAATTTTTTTATTTCTTCTTGTGTCACCCACTCCCCCATATTAAAATCAGTCGAATATCTTCACTTACAAACCTCTTATCAAAATTATGTTTTTTGTCAATAAGCAAGGGCTAACTCATCGAAGCTCCGCTTCTTTGCGTTCCCTTGTTTTTCGCCCTTCGGTTGAAAAATATCAGCCATTACATTTTAATATTTCGCTCATTCAGTTTCGTATAAAACTATCAAACTTAGTATACTCAGTTATATAGAAGGTTAATGATACAACAAAACCTTTACCATCATTACTTTTTATGTTATGAAATGACCATTGCACTGATAGTGGTCAAACAAATGAAAACAAGAGACAAACCTAAATTCAAAATACTTTCAGTAGAAAAAATTGAATCCTCTCATGAAATAGCTCAATGGCTTATGCAATTTAATAGCAGCCAAAAAGCAATTGCAAAAAACATCTTGAGCAAGTTAACTTTTGTAAGTAGAGATGAGTTTACCATATGGCTTCAAAAGAGCATTTCTGATTTACCAAAAAATAAAAATTATGCCCTTTATTCAGTTCGCAAATTAGATCCAGACAAACAAGTATTATGGGACCTTAATGGTGATGTTGTTAATAGACCAGGTCATTCGCAAGGTAGCGAAGACTTAGTATATTCAATTATTTCAAACCTTGTGCGGTCTAATAAAACTATGTTTTTAGATCATCCATCTCTCAATGATCTGAAAAAATCTAAAGTCAACGATTTTTTACTTATTGATGATTCGATTGGTAGTGGTGATAGAGTATCCGGATTTATTAATGCCATGCTCGATAACCCTACCTTTTTAAGTTGGTGGAGTTTAGGATTAGTAAGATTAACTTTAATTTCTTTCGCCAGGACACTAGGTTCTGAAAATAGAATAATCAATACTATTCGCGGCTCAGACCATGGAGTAAGAAAATATAGAAAATCTGAAAAAATCAATTTCATAAGTAACATCGTATATAATGAAAATTGGTTAGAAACTCGGTGGGGTGAGCAGTATAATGAAATAATCAATCTTTGTAAAAATCAAACCAAAATTCCTTCATGGGCTCGTCTTGGCTATGGTAATGTTTTATCTAATATAATTTTCTATCATAGTGTCCCTAATAACCTTCCTGGAATACTATGGTTTTCTAATAAAAAATGGCAAGGACTAATGCCTGATAGAGCAATTCCAGGATGGCTGCTTGCCTTGTTAGAAAATGGAACAAAGCATAACACATCCCCCCATTCATCTTTATCTCCCGAAATTATAAATTTACTAAAACTTATAAAAAGAGGTGTCAGAGATAACAAAAGCATTGCCTTACGTTTGAATGTTGATTGTTCGTATGTAGAAAAACTACTCATATATGCAGAGACATTAGGACTATTGACAACTCAAAAACGACTATCTAAATTCGGACTTGACAAACTTTTAAATTCTAGGCATGTTAAAAACGATAGTGTATGGGATTTTGGTCTTTACATTCCAGAGTCTTGGTGTGCTGATCAGCACTCCGTTCAGCCGTTAAACAATGATGAGTGAAATTCACCGCTTGTTTGACAGAATCTGTTGTGGCTTTTGTTACAACGGATGGGGATGTTGGAGAAACATCTCTGGAAAGATCTGACGCAAAGGCGGCTACGCCGCCCTTCAATGTCATACATTAACGGCCATCGAGGACTCGGAAAATGTATGACACTGATGGCCCCCTGGGCTCAAAGGATAGGTGAATGGAAATCTGGTCAGCACACCAACTTTATCAAAATGCAGAGTCATCCTTAGGGAAGACACAGGCTCTAAATTTAAGAAATTATGCAAGTAATCTGAAGAAAAATAATCTCCCTGTAATTTTTACATTACGCCATCTTTCAAAAATTACTGGTGTTGATTATCGCTTGCTACGATCCACTGTATCACGCCGCCGTGAATCAGCAAATTATCGCATGTTTGCTATAAAAAAACGTTCAGGTGGAAGACGCCATATTCATGCTGTAACTGGCGAGATATTTAAAGTACAGCATTTCATCAATAGTGAAATATTAAAAAAGTTAGTTCCCCATAATACTTCTTTTGCTTTCCATCCTAATGGTGGCATCAGAAAATGTGCCGAACAGCATTGTGGTGCTAAATGGCTCTTCCAATTCGACATTTCCGATTTCTTTTATTCAATAAATGAATCTGATGTTTATATGGTTTTTAAAAATGCTGGATATCGGCCATTAATAGCATTTGAACTATCAAGGCTATGCACAACTATACGTTTACCACAACATTTACAATCTCTAATTTCTGTTCCTAAGCACTCAACTAAGGAATATAAGCTTTACGGACAAAATAAAGAGAAGAACCTTTTTTGGGACATATCAGAACCATGGCCGTTAGGAGTGCTACCTCAAGGGGCACCGAGTAGCCCAATGCTTAGTAATTTAGCCACTGTAAAGTTAGATATTTCTCTATCTGAATATGCTAATAAATATGGCTTCACTTATACTCGATATGCTGATGATATAACATTATCCTGCGGTGGTACTCTACCCGACGGTGTTTCGGTTGGAAAAATAAAAAATAACATTATCAGCATCATTCGTAAGCACCATTTCAAAGAAAACGTAAGCAAAATAAGAGTAGCTGGACCTGGTTCAAAAAAAATAGTTTTAGGATTACTTGTTGATGGCAATGTCCCTCGATTGTCTAAACAAACTTATAAACGTATTGAACGTCACCTTTACTCAATAAAAAAATTTGGTCTATCAGAAGTTGCAAGACATGAAAAATTTGACTCTCCAATTGGCTTTTACAATCATGTCGCAGGTCTGATTGCTTTTGTAAAGGATGTTGATAATGCAAGATGGCTGGAGTTTAGTCAAAAGTTTGTTTCAATAGATCATCCTTAACTTTAATTTAGGGAATCTTTGAATACTTTATTTCAGAGGGATTTATTTTTAGCACATTAAACCCATATATCAAAACCGTTCTGCTATTGACTAATGGGAAATAATAACTATCATTAATCATATTAAATCATATAAAAGGAACTTATATGGCTAAATTAAGATCAGATGACAGAATTAGAATACATTGCATAAGTGTTCGACTCAACAACAATGAATTACAGATTTTAAATATTAAACGAGGTAATAAAAGTAAAGGTGAATGGCTCCGCATGTTATTTCTGCAAAACCTGCCACCAGTAGTACCGACAATTAATACTGAAGCCTGGAAAAAATTGTCTGACATATCACAAAAGTTGAATCGTATTTCTCTCCATATCGACAGTAAGAGTAAAGATAGCCAGCTTACTCATACAGAGCTTTTCGCTGTCAAACGACAACTGCAAGAGCTTCGCCAGCACCTGCTAAATGCTGAGATATGGAGCAAACCCTATGAAGGGTATGCAGAAGATCAAAAGGGGTATGAGCTTCGCTGGTGTTGTTCGTTATGCATTGCAGCCAGGAGTACATCATAAAAGCGATCCAGTCGTAATTGGGGGCAATTGATCTTACCCAGCAATAGTGGACACGCGACTAAGTGAGTAAACTCTCAAGTAAGAGGTGACTCACATGACAAAACTAGCATCAACCGCCAAAAAGCCACGCAAGCAGCACACGCCTGAATTTCGTCAGGAAGCCCTGAAACTCGCTGAACGCATTGGGGTGGCCGCTGCCGCCCGCGAACTTAACCTGTATGAATCACAGCTCTACAACTGGCGAAGCAAACAGCAAAATCAGCGTTCTTCTTCTGAACGCGAGCAGGAGATGTCCGCTGAGATCGCCCGTCTGAAACGTCAACTGGCAGAACGGGATGAGGAACTGGCCATTCTCCAAAAGGCCGCGACATACTTCGCGAAGCGCCTGAAATGAAGTATGTCTTCATC